AAATACAAAAGAAGATTGATGCTGGCATTACTTACGAAACAACTAAGAAAGAAGAGCAATTAGCAGTTACTAAAAAATTGTCAACTGAAGAGCTTGCTGCTAAAAAAGCATCCGCTGGTAAGTTTGACCCAAATATCAATGATGGTGGAAAAGCGTATAGACCAGGTGAGCGCGAATATGCTGAACGAGCAGCTGCCGAAGGCAACTTACGTAATATTGATAAACTAAATGCAGATTTTGACAAAGCATTGGGCATAAAGTCACCGGCAGGATCTAAAAACGCAACGCCAACTTCAGCTTCAACTTCTAGATTACCTGCTATGGATCTTAATGCATATAATTTGCCAGGGATCGGACCAAGTATCAAAGCCAAAGCAGCCAATGTAGCAGCACCAAAATCAGATAGTCAACCTGCAGCTGACACTAAATCCACAACTACTGCCCAAGGTGCGACAGCAAAAACAACGGCAGGGTCATCTGGCAAAGAATCTACTCTAAATGATGTCGTTGCATCTTTAAATACGTTAAATACTAAGATGGGCCAGCTTCTAGCGCAACAAGAAACACTAGGTGCAGCACAGATCAAAGCAACTAAAAATGCTGGATCATCAAATTTGTTTAAGGCATAATAATGAGTTGGAAAAAGTACTTCACCCCAGTTAATGTTAATAATTCTAGCGGTACCGTTAGCCCGATGAGCAACACTGGTAGCAGCATGGGTCCAGCTAGAAAGAACTATTCTAGTTTCCTTCCTGACGTATACTCCGGAGCTCCAAATAGAATTGAACGTTATCTCCAATACGATACCATGGATATGGATAGCGAAGTTAATGCTGCTTTAGATATTATTGCTGAGTTCTGTAGCCAAAAAAATAGAGAAAATCAAACACCATTTCATTTGTTTTTTAAAAGCAAAGCCACTAATAGCGAGATTGCTATCCTTCGCGAGTACCTACAGCAATGGTGTAAGCTACAAAAATTTGAAACTAGAATTTTTAGAATTGTACGCAACGTATTCAAATACGGCGATGCATTTTTTGTTCGCGATCCAGAAACTAAAAAATTCTTTTACGTAGATCCTGCTAAGATTGTTAAAATTATTGTTAACGAATCAGAAGGTAAAGAACCGGAACAGTATGTTATCCGTGACCTAAATCCTAATTTTATTGACCTAGCTGTAACCGCTATTAATCCTAGTAACGCTAATACTAACGGTCGAGGAACTAATTTTGCCGGACCACAAGGTGCAGCAGCAAGGGGTATGACCGGTGCATATCCGCAAGGCGGATCTTCTTCTAATAGGTTTGATATTCAACAAAATGAGTTGGCAATTGATGCTAAACATGTGATTCATCTAAGTCTAAGTGAAGGCCTTGACAACAACTTTCCCTTTGGAAATAGCCTATTAGAAAACGTTTTTAAGGTGTTTAAACAGAAAGAATTGTTGGAAGATGCTATCCTAATATACCGTATCCAACGTGCTCCTGAACGTAGAATCTTCTATATTGACGTAGGTAACATGCCAAGCCACTTGGCTATGGGCTTTGTTGAACGTGTTAAAAACGAAATACATCAACGTAGGATTCCTAGTGCCACAGGTGGCGGACAAAATGTTGTAGACTCAGCATATAACCCGCTGAGTATTAACGAAGATTACTTCTTCCCAACCACAGCAGAAGGTCGTGGAAGCAAAGTAGAAACACTACCAGGCGGAACTAACCTAGGTGAGATTGACGACTTAAAGTACTTTACCAACAAGTTATTCCGTGGTTTACGTATTCCATCAAGCTATCTGCCAACGGGTGCAGATGATAGCCAAGCATCATATAATGACGGTCGCGTTGGCACAGCATATATTCAAGAACTACGGTTTAACAACTACTGTATGCGATTACAGAGTTTAATGCAGGACGAGTTTGATATAGAATTTAAGATGTATTTGTACGAAAGAGGCATTAATATTGACTCGTCGTTATTTGAAGTCCAGTTCCAGCCTCCGCAAAACTTTGCAACCTACAGACAAGCAGAATTAGATAATCAACGAATTAACACATTTGGCACTATTAGTCAACAGCCTTATATGTCAAAACGATTTGCTATGAAACGGTTCTTAGGATTAAGCGAAGAAGAAATGGCAGAAAACGAACGTCTATGGGCAGAAGAAAACGGTAAAGGTTCACCTGTGTCTACAGATAGTTCCGGAGAACTTCGCGGAGTTGGAGTAAGTCAAGCTGGTATTGATTCTGATACAACAGCAATGACTGATACCGAAGCACCTGACGGCATGGCCGCTGGTGCACCTGGTGAAGCAGCAGCAACTCCCGGAGCAATACCACCACCGCCAGCATCAGCTCCTCCTGCATAAATAGTATCATGATACTTAGAGAATTATTTTATATTGATAATGATATCAAAGCCGTGTCAAACGATCTGCGTTATGACGGCGATCGCGACAGCACCTCTATGGCCAAAGGTGACACTCGCAAGACTAGACTTACGTTAAAACAAATTAACGAACTAAGAAAAGCTAGTGAACAACATATCCTTGAACAAGAAAAAGAACTTGAATTCGTGGAACAAATGTATAAAGCGCCAGAAGCACCTGCCGTTTAAGGCAAATTCCTAAAAAATACACCATTTAAGCATATATTTTACAGTTTGATGTAAATATACTTGACAGCCTTGCAAATAATTTAAGGAGACAACAATGACTGATCGATCAAAGTTCGAGCAGATGCTCGAGTATCTAATTTCTGAAGAACAAGATAAAGCAAAAGAATTATTCCATCAACTAGTAGTTGAAAAATCTCGTGAAATCTACGAAGAAATTCTAAGTGAAGACTTCAATGAAGCAAAAGATGAAGACGACGAAGAAGTAGACGAAGCTAGGGATGATGACGAAGAAGTGGAAGAAGGTATGGAAGTTACTTTCAGCGAAACTGACGACGAAGAAGACATGGGCGGCATGGATGACATGGACGCAATGAGCGGTGATGAAATTGGTGGCGATGCTACTGATGACTTCATGGGCGACATTGAAGCAGGTGACGAAGAAGGTGATGACATGGGCGGAGATGGCGACATCGAAGATCGCGTAGTTGACCTAGAAGACGCACTTGACGACCTTAAAGCTGAATTTGAAAAAATGATGGGCGACGAAGGCAGCGCCGACGATGCAGGTGACGACATGGGCGGTGACGACATGGGCGACGAAGAACCTGCTGATGATGAAGAAGAAGATGAGTTAAAAGATAGTTTTAACATCAGTGATAACTTCATGCGTGAGTATATTGAAAAAGTAACTGGCGGCCACGGCGCAGAAAAGAAAAGCAGCGGTGATAACGGAGACAATGTCCGTAGTCCAATAGCTGGTAAGAATGATATGGGCGGCACAACTGCAAATATCGCAAAAGGTGGAGAAGCTGGCGGTAAAGGCGTACAAAGCGGTTTACTAAAGCCAAACACTAAAGAAGAAAATTTCGGCAACATTAATGTACCAGGCGGCAATGCTGGTAAGACAGCGTTCAAGAAGAAAGAACCTGGCCACGGTGCTGAAAAGAAAGGCTCAGGCGACAACGGTGACAAGGGCGCAGGCTCTCCAATCAACGGTGTTAGAAGCAGAGCCAAATAAGGTTAAGTAGATGAATTATCTTCGTGAAAACCTGAGTTTTGATCAAGCGAGAATGGTCGTTGAGTCCGACGGCCAAGACGGCAAGAACCTTTATATGAAAGGTATTTGCATTCAAGGCGGCGTCCGGAATCAAAATCAGCGTGTTTATCCTGTTAATGAAATCGGCAGGGCTGTCAAGACCCTGAACGATCAAATCACTGGTGGATACTCAGTTTTAGGCGAAGTAGATCATCCAGATGACCTAAGAATTAACCTTGATCGTGTGAGCCATATGATCACAGAAATGTGGATGGATGGCCCTAACGGTTACGGAAAATTAAAAATCCTACCAACGCCCATGGGACAACTAGTGAAAGCTATGTTGGAAAGTGGAGTGAAGTTAGGAGTTAGTTCACGCGGATCCGGGAACGTCAAAGAAGACGGTTCCGGTGAAGTGTCAGAGTTTGAGATTATCACAGTGGATGTGGTAGCTCAACCAAGTGCTCCGGGAGCGTATCCTACACCAATCTATGAACACCTTATGAATAATAGGGGAGGTTATAGTGCCCTTCGTATAGCGAAGGAAGTGCAAGGCGATCCTAAGGCGCAGAAATATCTCAAAGAGAGCTTATTAAGATTAATAAGCGGACTCCAATAAAGAGGAGAAACACATGTTGGAAGCACTAAAATCTCTGTTCGAAAACAATGTGGTTTCTGAAGATGTAAAAGCAGAAATTGAGAAGGCTTGGGAATCTCGCATCGTCGAGAATCGTACACAAGTTACTCAACAACTACGTGAAGAATTTGCTCAACGCTACGAGCATGACAAACAAGTTATGGTTGAAGCAATTGATCGCATGTTAGGCGATCAATTAAGAGAGGAAATTGCTCAATTTGTAGAAGATCGTAATCACCTTGCTGAAGCTAAGGCTAAAGTAATGGTACAAGCTAAGAAAGATGCAAAAACAATGAAAGAATTTGTTGTGCAACAACTGGCTAGTGAAGTAAAAGACTTACATGAAGATCAAAAACAAATGGCTGACAAGTTTATTAAACTTGAGCAGTTTGTAGTAGAAGCTCTAGCACAAGAAATCGCTGAATTCCATACAGACAAACAAGATCTTGCAGAAACAAAAGTGCGTTTGGTTCGTGAAGGCAAACAAGCCTTTGCTAAAATCAAAGAACAATTTATTCAACGTGCAGCTACATTGGTAGAATCTACAGTTGAAACAACTCTTAACAAAGAGATTGGTCAACTAAAAGAAGACATCGAGTCTGCTCGTCGTAACGACTTTGGTCGTAAAATGTTCGAAGCATTTGCAAATGAATATCAAACCAGTTATCTGAGTGAAAAATCAGAATCAAGTAAATTGCTCAAGGTTATAAACCTGAAAGAGTTAGAACTAGCCCAAGCTAAAAACGCTGTAGCAGAAGCTAAACAACTCGCAGAAAGCAAAGAACACAAAATTAAGGCTCTAATGGAGAGCAGTCAACGTCAGGAAGTTATGAATGAACTATTAGCACCTTTGGCCAACGGTCAGAAAGCTATTATGACAGAGCTTCTTGAAAGTGTACAGACAGCAAAATTACAAAATAGTTTTGACAAGTACCTACCAGCTGTAATCGCAGGTGAAGCTCCACAAAAACGTAAGGCACTAGTAGAGGCAAAGGAAGTAACAGGAAATAAAATTCCTAACAGCGCAAGTAGTAGCGAGCACACAAACAATATCGTAGATATTCGTAGACTCGCTGGTTTAAAAATTTAAGGAGAACATTTAAATGTCTGAACTACTAACAAGCCGTTGGAACGAGACCAAGGAAGCCCTATTAGAAGGCCTACAAGGCACCCGTAAATCCGCAATGGCTGTAACATTAGAAAATACCCGCAAGTATCTTGCAGAAAGTGCCACAGCTGGCGCTACATCTGCTGGTAACGTAGCAACACTTAACCGCGTGATCCTTCCAGTGATCCGTCGTGTTATGCCAACCGTTATTGCTAACGAATTGGTCGGTGTACAACCAATGACTGGCCCAGTTGGTCAAATCCATACTCTACGTGTTCGTTATAGCGACACATCAAGTGGTGCTGGAGTTGTAGCTGGTGAAGAAGCATTCAGCCCATTCAAGATCGCTGAAGCATATTCTGGTAACCAGAATAGCAGCAACGCTAAAGCAGCTAACACAGCCGCTCTAGAAGGTACTGCTGGTAACAGAATGAGCATTCAAATCTTGAAACAGACCGTCGAAGCTAAGACACGTAAATTGTCAGCTCGTTGGACTTTTGAAGCTGCCCAAGATGCACAAGCCCAACAAGGCATTGACATCGAAGCAGAAATCATGGCTGCTCTTGCACAAGAAATTACAGCTGAAATTGACCAAGAAGTTCTTGCTTCTTTAGGTACATTAGCTGGTACAGCAACTGAAACATACAACCAAGCTAGCGTTTCTGGTACTGCTACATTCGTTGGTGACGAACACGCTGCTTTAGCTGTTCAGATCAACCGTGTTGCTAACTTGATCGCTCAGCGTACACGTCGTGGCGCTGGTAACTGGGCCGTTGTATCACCAACAGCATTGACAATTCTACAATCTGCTACTACAAGCGCATTTGCTCGTACAACAGAAGGTACATTCGAAGCACCTACAAACACTAAGTTTGTTGGTACATTGAACAATGCTATGAAGATCTATGTTAACACATACAGTACATCTGATGATGTTCTTATTGGTTATAAAGGTTCTTCAGAGTCAGATGCCGCAGCATTCTATTGCCCATACATTCCATTGATGAGCAGTGGTGTTGTACTTGACCCATCAACATTCGAACCAGTCGTATCATTCATGACACGTTATGGTTATGTTGAGTTGTCAAACACAGCGTCTTCTCTAGGTAATGCAGCTGACTACTTAGGTAAAGTTGCTATCACTACAGCTAACGTTAAATTTAGCTAATCAACATACCGAAAGGTTGTTTATTATCAAAGGGCTCTTCGGAGCCCTTTTTTATTGAGTGTATTTTTAGTGGAAGTATTAGATACACTATCTTTAAAATATTAGGTTACTAGACCCTGTAGGGCATATTTTTTATATTTTTAGTATATGATAAATACATTACTAGAACAATTATGCGGTACCCGCCGCGTAGACCTAGAACGTCACTTAAAGGAGAAATCAAATGGGACGTCCATTAAACAAAAAATATTTCGGTAACCGCAACGTCGGTTCAACAAGCGTAACAACTGATAATGGCATTGGCGGCCAAGGTGTAGCAAGTGTGACAATCGCTGGCACAAACAACAACTACATTGCAGTACCAACAGCAACATTTGCAGCACCTACACTACCAGGTGGTGTAACTGCAACAGCAGGTAC